TAGTGGTGTTCATGGTCATGGAGGGCGTTTTGTTGACCAGCGCTGGGCTGGGTTCCCTCCTGCCTCGTCACCATGACCTTGTGTGTCGCACCGTTTTGATCACCATGTGGCGAAGACGCAGAACACCGTTGTCCATCCATGATTTGCACCATTTAATCGGCTCTCTGATCTAAGCCTCAGATCCCTACATCATCATGACCTTGTGGAGCCGCGTAGAATGGGTTTTACGATGGGGTCCGCTTCACAAGGGATGGCTGTATGACCCAGCCTCACATGCACTTGTTGCGACCATCAGCGTGCCTTAATGAGACCTTCGCTATCACTCACTCGTCGATGAGGTGATCAAACAACCCTGGCTGCAATGGCAGCAGTGCAGCCTGCTCGGCTTTGAAGAAATCCGCCTTGGTCTTGCCGCGCTTCTTACCCTCACGCGTGTGGCAGTCATAGGCATATTCAGGGATGGCAACATACTCACCGCTGCTGCGTAGTTCTTGCGCGAGTGTGTCGGCATCAAGCCCAGCCGTTTGATCATAGACGTAGTTTTGCAGATGATCAGGATCACGGCTCTTCTTTGATAAGCACAGCAGAATGACCGCCTTGCTGATGAAGATGCGGCCCTTTGCTTGCTTCGGCGGGATACCGTCATTGATCACCAGATAAGAATCATGCAGTGCCTTCACCTCCTGAGTCAGGATGCCCCAGCAATCCTCCGCGCTGATGGTGAGAAGGCGTTTCCACACATACTTGCCAAAGCCGCTTTGCCAGAGTTCTAGAGCCCAGTAACCGGCCAACGCCGCATCTCCACGGCGGATGGCTTTCTGCATGGCAGAAGAGACTTCGCTGAAGTTGTAGCTGCGAATGGTGCGTAATTGCATGGGGTTGGCGGGGAAGAGATCAGGGAGGTCCATGAATGGAAGCCTCGTCACCGTGACTTCGGTATTCCATCCGTTTGCATCACCATATGATGCCGTGAGGTTTAAGTAGGTCGCAGGGTTTGGGAGGTGCCTTGAGGTGCGTCGTCACAACGCGATGCTTTGACGGCGTGAAGCGCTCATCGAGACACGCTCCTGGCTCTTGTAGTCACCGAAGTCGATGTGGGCCTTCCACTTGCGTTTCAGATGCCGTTTCTCGGTGGCGATGCGCTCCGCACTGCGGAAGATCGAATTGCCGCCGAGGTTCTTGTCGCGCTCCTGCACGAAGCAGAATCGCGCTTCATTCCAGACCAAACGATTGTCGAGAAGCTCCTGGAGCGTGGCGTCGATGTCGCACTTGCACTTGAGCAGTTCATCCCAAACCGGCACACCACCGTTGGTATCGCGCACCACGCCGACTGCACCGCCCACCCAATGGTTCACACCAAAGGGGTCATTGCGTTGCAGCAGGCGCGGATCACTGCGTTGATGCCAGCCAAATAAACGTGCTCCGGCTCCACGGGCATTGTAGGCCGAGTTGCTGAGCATTTGTAGCGTTTCCTCCACGGACAGCTTGCGGCAGCGAAGCGACACCATGCAGACGCAGGCGCTGATGTCGTCATCGAGCATGATGATCGCGTCCTCCTTGAAGTGACTCAGCACCCAGTTGCGCAACGAGGAGATGCCCATCACGGAGTCCGGCACGGTGGCCTTCGTCAGTTGGATATGAGCATATTGCTCAAGCTCGCTTTCCGGCACGAGCAGCGTGGCGCTCGGGAACAGTTTGTGGCTGGTCATCGTTCGCGCCCGACTGCGGCTGAGGATGACCAGGCGCAGGCTCAGGGGTTGGAGTTCCGGCCATAGCGGCTCGTTGGCAGAGTTCGATGAGGCGTTTTCCATAGAGGACACGGCCGATGCCGAGTTTTTTGGTGGTTCGTGTGATGGAGTAGTTCACCTCGCGCACGCCCATGAGTTGCAGCACCTGCATCCAGTCACGCAAATCATGGAACATGAAGACGAGGTAATCGTGATGCTCGAAAGCCTGGCATTCCATGCGCGGGATGATTTCCAAATCCTCCGCAGGGTCTTCCGCCTCAAACAACTTGCGGATCTCGTCTTCGGCAAAGCCGGTGAGTTCGAGATCAAAGGCGGGATCGCTCTCCTGAATGGATTTGAGCAGGCGCTTCAAGTCGCCCTCGTCCAGTTCCGCCAGTTCTGCGAGGCGGTTGTCAGCGAGCAGATCGGCGAGTTCCTCGGCTTCGGTGGCATAGTCCTGCTCATCCACCGGCACGGCTTCACAGCCGATGAGAAGCGCGGCCTCCAGCCGGCCATGCCCGCGCACGATCATCCCGCTGCGTTTGGAGAGGGTGATGGGATTGCGCCAGCCCTGCTCTTGAATGATGGAGGCCAGCAACGCGATTTGATGCGCACTATGCCGGTTTGGATTGGCCGGATTGGGCTTCAGCGTGTCGGGGTCCACCAGTCGAGTGTGTGCGCAGTAAATGGGAATACTCACGCCCCTGCGACAGTGTCAACGCGGTTGACGCACACATACCACTATACGAGAGCTGCGTATGGCTGCCATGAAACTTCCCAAAGGGGTGACTCCCCGCAAATTCGCCCGCGCGCTTCAGGCGTGGCGAGAGAAGAAAGCGTTCAGCCAGCGCGATGCGGCGGAGTTCCTTGGTATCAGCAAGCGTACATTGGAAAACTGGGAACAGGAACGCGCCACGCCAAGAGGCTATGCCGTGGTGGCACTGATGAAACTTGTCACCAAACTGAAATGATTTTGCGACAACCGAGTATGGTTCAAATGGGGCCTATCATTTTCCTCGATTTTGGCGGTGTGTTGCGCCGAAATATCCCAGACTACTACCGATTGGGAGACGGCTATTTTGATCCTGAATGTGTTGCCGTCTTGAATGAACTTGTCAGGATCTCATTGGCGAAAGTTTGTATCGTTTCAGATGAGCGAAGAAATCATACACTGGAAAGCTTGCGACATCTGTTTCAGAAAGAGCGTGTGTATGCAGAGATTGTAGGCATGACCAGCACCGACATCGATGAGTTGGACCTGCCGGATGGTAATTATTTAGATCGAGGTGTTGAGATTGACGATTGGATTTCTCGCAACAAACCAACATCATTCGTTATCATTGATGACAACAACGACATGCGTGACGAGCTCTGTAAAAAGCTGATCCAGACTATACCAGAGAATGGACTTACCGAAGAGGACATTCAGCTAGCTTTGATCATCCTTAGTGCTGGGCTTTTGGTAGATTGACCGGTTATAGTTGACTCCGCAGCCAGCGGAGTCATGGAAACATCACTCCCTCCCGATCTCGCCCGCAAACTGCTCAATAAGGACTTAGCCAACTTGGTGCAACGTGTGCATCACGGTGGCAAACTGACCCGCGCTGAGCGTTCGATGCTGCATAATCTCGCCAGCAGCACGGCGGGTGGAACCGGCCCCGCCTTCGCCCGAAACTTTGTGGAACTGGCTGAATTCCTCGGAGCGACGCGTCAGTCGATCACCACTTGGAAGAAGCGCAAGGACGCGCCACAGGCCGCCGCGAACGGTCTACACGACGTTGCCGCATGGCGCGAGTTCATGAAGCAGCATGATCTCAAGGGAGGCACTCCAACAACGGATATTGAAACCGCCCTGCGTGCCCGCAAACTGCTCGCCGAAGTGGAGGAGCGGGAGATGAAGGTGGCGGTGCGCAAAGGACTTTATGTGGCGGTAGAGGATGTGCGGCAGGAGTGGACGCGTGTGGCGGGACGAGTCACGAACTTGTTGCGTAACAAGTTTGAAAACGAACTGCCGCCCATCTGCTCGGGCCTCGATGCCACCGGCATTCAGGAGGAGAACCGCAAGGCCATCGACGAGGTGCTCACACTCCTCAGCCAAGGTCATGGATGACATACTGACAGAGATCGGACGCCGGATCTGGCGTCCACCTGACCGCCGTCCACCATGGGCATGGGCGGAGGAGCATATTCACTCGATCCCCTACTCACCGGTGCCGGGAAGGTTTCGCGCGGACAACTCGCCATGGATCAAGGAGCCCCTCGAGGCACTGGTCGATCCACGCGTTCGAATCGTCTCCATCATCGCCTCGATCCAATCCTCAAAAACTACGGTAGGCGAAATTGGCCTCTGCTACATCATCGCCAATTTACCCGGTCCCACGCTCTGGCTCGATCAAACCGACGATGACGCACGGGATCAGGCGGAGAGTAGGCTGGGTCCCATCTTCGACGAATGCCCTGCGGTGACCGCCCTCTATCCACGCGACCGGCACAAGATCAAAACAGCCACTAAACACTTCAGCTCCGGGATGACGCTGTGGGTGCTCGGTGGAAACAATAAGACCAATCTCCAGCGCCGCTCCATCCGCTGGCTCATTTTTGATGAATGCTGGAGGGCCGCGCCGGGCCACATGGCCGAGGCTGAAGCGCGTGTCACCGCCTTTGGCTGGCTGGGCAAATGCCTGTTCATGAGCCAGGGCGGTGAAGAGAACGATGACACTCACCGCAAGTTTGAAACCACCGACATGCGCGAGTGGACGTTTGAGTGCCATCACTGCGGACTGCGCCAGCCATTCAAATGGGAGAACGTGGAATGGAGCAAGGACGCGCGCGATGAAGTCGGCGAATGGAATTTTGCCCGCGTGCGCGAGACCGCTTCGCTCACATGCGAGGGCTGCGGTCATGCGTTCGATGACAGCGACCGCACGCGACGTGTGCTCAGCACCACGGGCCGTTATGTGCGCACCAATCTGAATGCGTCACCGGAGAACGCCGGGTTCCATTGGAACGCCCTCTGCGCCATGAGCTGGGGCAGGCTTGCTGAGTTGTATCTGCGAGCCAAGGCAGCAGCGAAGCAGGGCGATCTGGAACCGTTGCGGCAGTTCTATCAAAAGCGGCTGGCGCTGCCATGGCGCGACTACTTGGAGGATTTTAAATTGGAGATCACGCCCAGCGGCTATCGCCTCGGTGAAACATGGGACGATGAAGCCGCCGTGAGCAAGCAGGGCAAGTTACTCACGCCACCCTTCGATGCCGACCAGGTCGCCTCTCCGCTGCGCTTCATGACGGTGGACTGCCAGATGGATCACTTCTTTGTGATCGTGCGCGGCTGGTCCCTCGATGGATCGTCACGTCTGGTGTGGCGCGAACGTGTGCCCACCTGGGATGAAGTGCTCAGTTTGCAGGATCGGTTCACCATCCATGCCAACCTCGTGTTCGTCGATGCCGGTCACGCGACGTATGACGTGTATCGCGAGTGCGCCAAGCATGGCTGGGTGGCGCTGATGGGCGACCGCCGTGCCACCTATGTTCACCGCACCAAGGATGGTCGCAGCGTGCATCGGTTCTACTCGCCACGTCGCAAGGTGGTGCTGGGTCGCACGCAATCATGCTCGGTGTTCTACTGGTCCAATCTGAACATCAAAGACATGCTCGCCCGGCTGCGGCGAAACCAGGACCCGGAACGTGGTGCCACTTGGGAAATCGCTGAGGATTCAGGCGACGATTATCTCACGCAGATGGAGAGCGAGCAGCGCGTGCGCAAAAGCGGCAAGTGGCTGTGGGAGCGCATCGGCAAGCGTCCCAATCATTACTGGGATTGTGAGGCCATGCAGGTGGCTGCCGGCGTGATGCTCAAGCTCGTAGGGCAGGAGTCAGTCAAAGCTGGTGCTGAGCCTGACGAGGAGACTGAACCTGTCGCAGATTGACACGGCCACATGGGGCATGAACCCCACTCAACTCCTTCAAGGCAAGCTCACTTACGCGGGCATCGTCATCACCGCCATCGGTGCTCTTGGCCGACTCTTCGGCCTGCATCTTCCCACCGAGGAAGCTCAGGGCATGGTGGCTCTCACGGCTGCCAACTGGGACACCATTGCCGAGTTCGGTGGTCTGGCCACCGCCGCCTATGGCCGTCTCCGCATCAACAGGAGGAAGCCATGACCAGCGACCAACTGGCTCAAGGCATCATCCGGCAGGCAAGCCGGTTCATTGGCCTGCGCGAGGTCAAACCCAATGCGGACTGGGACAATCCAAACACGCCCGGCAATGATCGTGCGCTGGTCGATGAACTGCGCTCGCTCATGCGCTCCTCTCCATGGGAACCAGGCTGGGCGTATTGCGCCGCATTCGCGGAAGGCATGGTGCTTGCCGCATTGCGTTCGCTTGCGGCCACGCCTGATCAAATCAAACGCTGGCAGGCAACGATGACGCCACACTGCGTCACCAGCGCGGGTAACTTCCGCAACCTGAGTCTGCTCTCCGAGAGTGCCGTGCCAGGCTCCATCTGGCTCGCACGTCATGGCAGCACCAGCAATGGTCATGCCGGCATCGTCACTGCTGTTCGTGGTGTAAGCATGTCCACCATCGAGGGCAACACCTCGCTCGATCCAAGTTCAGACGCTAAAGAACGCGAGGGTGATTGGATCACTCATCGCATTCGCTTTCTCAAAGGCAGCGGCACGCTCAACACGCTCGGGTTCATCACGCCCGCCTCCATCCTGAAGCTCATCGGCGCATGACCCAGCCACGTTTTGATTCCACCATCAGCCTCGGGCATCTCGTGCAGATCCTGTCGCTCGTCATTGCTGGTGCCACAGCCTGGGGCGTTCATACCAGCACGCTGCGCCACCTGGAGCTGTTGCGCAACGAGGACCGCCAGCGCATCGAATCTCACGAGGTCAAAATTAACATGCTGGAGCGTGTCACTGATGTGGTGAAAACGGACGTGAACTACATCCGCCTCGCCGTTGATGAGATCAAACACGACGTGAAGGACGCGCAGCGTTGACAGCTCACGCCCGAGCATGGCGCAAGGTTTGTTCACTGTCGGGTTCACCGTCGCAGAAGTACTCAGCATTCAGGCGAAAGCCAAAGAGATGCTCATGGAAGGCAAGACCCTCATGAGCTGGGGCGACAGCGGCTCCAACGCAACCAAGCAGTTTCCCATGACCGTGAAGGAGACACTGGAGGAATGCAGCCATGCGCTGCGCGTGCTCGCCCCAGGCACCTATGGCCGCCGTCGCCGGATCACCACTTCATACATTCACCATCTGCACCCATGAACGGTCTTCAACAATGGGCGACCCAATGGCTGCCACCAGCCCTGCTTCCAAAAGCCTGGTCTTCGGTCTATGAATCCGCCAACGCCTCACCTCGACGCGGCACGGTGCCTGGTCCTGCACCTCGTGATGCCAAGCGTGATCTCACGCCTCAGATTCATCGCGAACTGGTGCGTCGTTCCCGCTACCTCGCCAAGAACTCAGGCTTCGTGCGCGAGATGGTCAACAACATGGCGATCTATTCCACAGGGGATGGCATTCGCCCGCAAGCGCAGTCAGACGACGTGAGCTGGAATCGCCAGGCTGAAGCCTACTTCCGTGCCTGGTCCACTCGCTGTGAAATCACCGGGCGGTTCAGCTTTGAAGAAGTGCAATCCCTGGTCTGCCGAGGCATGGACGTGGACGGCGAATACTTCATCCATCTCACGCGCAGCGGCCTCGGCATCGCCGCGCTGCAATTGATCGAGTCGCACCGCATCGGTGAAGGCAACACTTCCATGCAGTCGTTCCATGGCATCACACTGGACGCTTGGGGCGCACCGATCTCCTATCGTGTGCTTGAGGATCAATCCGCACGTGAACTGCCCGCCCAGAGCGTGCTGCATGTGTTTGAACCGGAGCAGGCTACCGCCGTGCGCAACGCCCCCACCATTCAGCATTCGATCAATCACATCCTGGATGAGATGGAACTGCTCGCTTTGGAGAAGCACGCGGTGAAGGACAATTGCGATGTGACCCGCGTGCTCAAAACCGAGACGGGTGAACTCGGCGACGATTCCGATTTCGCCATTGAAGGTGGGCAGGCTGAACAAGCTGAAGCCAGTGATCCGACAAGCCTGCAACGCATCACCGGCGGCAAACTCGTGGCACTCAAAACCAATGAGTCGCTCGATTCGTTTGAATCAAAACGCCCGTCACCCACCTTCACCGGCTTTCTGGAGCATTTGCGCCGGGATGCCGCGCTCGGCGTGCTGCCCTATGAATTCGCCGCAGACTCGTCCAAGGTAGGCGGTGCTGGCGTGCGCCTGGTGGTGGCCAAAGCGGATCGACGTTTTTCGTATCGGCAGATGATCCTCATTCAGCGCTTCATCAAGCCAGTGTGGTTCTATGTGATCGGCGATGCCATTGATCGTGGCGAACTACCCGCCGTCCAGGGATGGTGGAAAATTAGCTGCGTGTGTCCGCGCAAGCTCAGTGTCGATGCAGGTCGTGAAGCGCAACAGAACCGATCCGATGTGGAGATGGGCCTCAAGACCATCAGCGACCACTATGAAGAACTCGGCGCAGACTTCGGCGAGGAACTGGAGCGTCGTGCCCGCGATGCGAAGATGATTCTCGAGACGGCCACCAAATACGGCGTGCCGTTGGAGATGCTGTGGAAGCCGAGCGGAGGCGCTTTGATTCAACCGCCCGTTGTTGACACTCCCGCCGGAGCGTGACCGCGCTCGATTCTCTTCTCTCCCGCCAACCCTGGCTCATCACCACCGATGCTATGCAAGGCATGGTGGCCCAGGCCGTGGCGTTCTTTGATGCCCGCATTCAACTGCCTGAGCCCACACGCAATGCGTTGCTCTCCGTGGTGGACGGTGTTGGCATCATTGATCTGCATGGACCTCTCATGCGCCAACCGGACCTGATCTCCTCGCTGCTCTTTGGCGCGACGGACATGGACCTGGTGACCGCCGCGATTGCCGAGGCTGTTGCCCGCGACGATGTGAAGTCCGTTCTGTTGGACATCAACTCGCCTGGTGGAACGGTGAATGGCACACCCGAACTTGCGCAGGCTGTGGCCGATGCCGCAAAGCTCAAGACCACCTATGCGTTCAGCGCGGGGCAGATGTGCAGCGCGGCCTACTGGATCGCCTCGCAGTGTGACGCCATCTACGCCACACACAGTGCTCGTGTTGGTTCCATCGGCGTGATGCTGCCATTCATCGACAGCACCGAGAAGTTCCGCAGCGAAGGCTTGAAGGTGGAAGTGTTTGCCGCTGGAAAGTTCAAGGGCATGGCGACACCAGGCGTGCCACTCAGCGAAGAGCAGCGTGCGCTGATTCAATCCGACATCGAGGAAATCGCCACTGACTTCAAAACCGCCGTGCTTGCCCGTGGCCGCAAGATCCCGGACGCCGCGATGGAAGGTCAGAGTTTTAGCGCACGCAACGCCCAGCGCCTCAATCTGGCCGGCATGGCCAAGAGTCGTGACGAGGTGATCGCCCGGCTGCGCTCGATGCACACGGCCCGAGTTGACACGCCATCCCGGACATCCACTCCGATGAAAACTGCCGAAGAACAACTCAGCGAAGCGCTCGCGCGCATTCAAACCTTGGAAGCCGACGCCAAAGCCCGCGAGGGCTTGATGACTGACGCCTCCGCCCAAGTCGAAACCTTCAGAGCCACACTCCTTTCCAAGGAGCAGGAGCAGCAAGCTCTCCTGCAACAGGCCTGCACCGAGCGTGACACGCTCAAGGGCCAGCTCGTTGCTGTTCAGGCAGAGGTGGAGCGCTTCACCAAGCGCAGTGGCGAACTCGATGTCCAGGTGCGCGATCTTCAGTCTCGCGAGCAGGATCTCGAAAAACGTGCCGCCATCAAGGCCGCACAGATCGCCGCTGAAATGGGCACGCAGGTGCCTGCCAAGATCACTCCAGCCGGTGACACCAAACCCGCCACAGCCGCTGAGCAGTGGAACCGCCAGTTCACCAAAGCCTGATCCCATTTTCAAAACCGCCAACTCTACTTCATCATTATGGTCCCCACTCTTCTCGACATCGCCAAGCTCGACGCTGGCATCGGCTACCCACTCATTGAGGAAGCCGTTAAACTCGCTCCTGAACTCGCTCTAGTTCCAGCCGATACCATTCTCGGCACCACGATGGAACTGACGGTGCGCTCTGGCCTGCCCACCGTGCGCTTTCGCAATGCCAACGAGGGCGTTGCGCGCAGCAAGTCCAGCTACGAAACGCGCACTTTCCAGACGCACATCCTCGATCATCAGATCGCTGTGGATGCCCAGGTTGTTGATGGCGCACGCGACCGTGGCCGCTTGCTTGAAAACCATGCGTCCGGTGTGGTTGAAGCCTCCATGCAATACATCGGCTCGCAGTTCTACTACGGCACGGGCAACGACAGCAAAGGTTTCCCTGGTCTGCTTGCACAGGCCAAAACTGATGCCGCTCATGTGGTCGATGCAGGTGGTGCTGCCTCCAAGTCTTCCGTGTGGTTCCTGCGCCTGGGCCGCGAGTGCGTCGAGTTTCTCTTCGGCAACAACCAGACCATCCGCCTGCAAGACGTGTGGGATCTGGAAACCGTCTATGATACCGACGGCAATCCTTACAAGGCCTACACCAACTGGATGACAGGTCGCATCGGCATGCGTTTGGCGAACAAGAACTGCGCCGTGCGCGTCAAGAACGTCGAGGAAAACGGGGCGGGCAAAAAGATGCTCAACGACACCATCCTTTACTCCGC